TCCACAATTTGTTCTTGGACTAATTTTATTTACTTTTACTTCACTCATAATTTACCTATTGAAATTTGTACCTTATTACTACTATACCTGAACCTCCTGCACCAGATGTTGCTGATGTACATGCAGATCCCATTCCACCTCCACCACCTCCTCTATTGGTAGTTCCTGATGTTCCTGATGTTGGCGAAGACGGAGATGCATTAGGATGATTTCCTCCTCTACCTCCTGTACCGCAAGGACTTGCATTTCCTCCTGTTGAGGCATTTGCACTTCCACCAGCTCCACCACCGCCTGCGTAAGCTACTGGACTCGCTGTAATTGAAGTTGTTGCACCTGCACCACCTGCTCTACTTGCTGTTGGACCAGTTCCAGTTCCGCCAACTGCTGTAGCTCCACCACCACCACCAAAACCGTTAGCAGGAGATCCAGATCCACCGTTGTTTCCTTGAGGAGGAGTAACAGGAGGGGTATTACCCGTTCCACCAGCTCCACATCCTCCACCTATACCACCACCCGAACCACCTGGATTACCGGGTGTATTTGGTGGGCCTTGGGAAGCACCTCCACTACCAGCTCCACCACCACCTGCTGATGTAATTGTTGAAAAAGTTGAGGATGAACCATTATTTGATACGGTACTTGCTGCAGAAGCTCCACCTGCACCTACTGTAATTGGATAAGCTTGAGCTGTAACTGTAATTCTGTTTGGTGCACTTGGATAACCATCTTTAGGACTTGCAGTATAAGGTGTTACAGGATTTTTTACTTCTCTATAACCTCCAGCTCCACCACCTCCTGATGCACAAGTTGCACTTAATCTTCCACAACCTCCTGAACCACCTCCAGCCACTACTAAATGTGACATTACATTATTTGCTGCACAGGCCGCAACACAAGTCACTGTAAAAGTACCAGGACCTGTAAAAGTGTGTATTTTACAATTTCCAGATGTTGTTATTGTTCCACCTGTCGCTACTACAAATGCGTTTCCTCTTTCGTTACTCGTTGAGTCTTGAACATTAATCCAACCTTGTGTTGAATCTACAAATAAAAATGTTACTGATTGACCTTCTGTATCTAAAGTTACGTTTGCGGATACTCCACCAATTTTATCTGAACCATTTGGTGATATTGTTAAATTATTTGTTTGAAAAGTAGCTGCGTAATCTGCAATAGCTACTATTGCACCCGCAACACCTGCAGGTAAAGTTACAGTAAGTGCTCCACTGGTAGTATTCATAAAATAACCTCTGCCAGCTGCAGCTGCAAAACTACCTGTTTGAGGAGTTGTTTCCCATTTAACAGCACCTATACCACCAGAAAATGCAGCACCTGTACCTAATGCTACAGTGTCATTATTAGCACCAATAGTTATTGTGTTACCAGACTCTTTTATAATGTCTGCTCCACATGTATTTTGTATTGTATTTACTTTAATTGTACTTGTCATAGTTATTGAAATTTATACCTTATTATTACTACACCTGAACCACCGTTTCCAGCATTTCCAGGATCGTTACCTTTACCTCCGCCACCTCCACCAGTATTTGTTGTTCCATTAGTAGCATTAGCAGAAGGTCCACCTGATCCAGCTCCTCCACCACCTGATCCACCAGCACCACCAGATCCAACTTCAGAACCACCACCTCCACCACCAGCTCTGGCTGTAGGAGTTGCGTTAATACTTGATGTTGCTCCAGCTCCACCAGCACCACCTGTACTACTAGCAGTTCCAGCACTACCTGTAGCAGTTGCTCCACCACCTCCACCACCACTATCTACGGATGGGCTTGCACCACTTGGAGTAGAGGGACCACCGTTTTTTCCTTGAGCGGGACTAACAGGAGGAGTGTTTCCAGAGCCGCCAGCTCCACCACATCTTCCTCCACCACCACCACCGGCTCCTCCATTAGCGCCTGCAGGGTTTGCTCCACCACCACCTGAACCGCCTCCACCACCACCGGCAGATGTTATTGTTGAAAAAACTGAATTAGCTCCATCACTACCTCTTCCATTCTCTCCACCACCAGGTCCTGCATTACCTCCACCACCTACTGTGATTGGATAACTTTGAACAGAAACTGGTAAAGCTGCAACTGGACTTGGGGATGAACCTAATGGAGATACGGCATAACATCCAGAGGCCGTTCCTCCAGATTCTCTATATCCACCAGCTGCGCCACCACCTGTACCTTGACCAGCTCCTCCACCACCAGCTCCAGCAACTACCAAATAATCTACTGTGTTTGATCCTCCAGTATTTCCAGCACAAGTAACTTGAAAAGTACCTGGACCAGTAAAAGTGTGAACTTTGAAATTTGTACAAACAGTTGTAATTGTTCCGCCTGTTGCCACTATAAATTGTGCTTGAGATCCTGCATCGTTATTTCCATCGTTTACAACTAGCCAACCTTTAGTGTCATCTGCATAAACCAAAGTAAGTGATTCACCTTCTGTACTTACTTCTAAATCTAGAGTAGCATCGCCATTAATTTTTTGTGAACCATTTGCTGAAATTGTTAAAGTATTATTATCAAAAGTATTTGCATAATCCCTGAAAGCAACAATAGATCCAGAAGTCCCTGCTGGAAGGTTTGCAGTTATGGCTCCGCCTGTTGTGTTTACAAAATAGCCTTCGCCATTGGCTGCTGTAAAAGTTGATGTCTTAATTGAAGTTTGCCAGTCTACAGTTCCTGTTCTACCAAAACCTGTTTGACTCGCTCCTGCTGCTAAAGTTACAGCTGTGCCTGATCCACCTAAAGTTAAGGTTGAACCACTTTGTTTATCAATAGTATCTACTTCTATCTTACTCATTAAATAATCACTAATGTTCCTGTTGCTGTTATTGTTCCTGTAATTGTTACTGGGCCTGCTAATACACCTGAGTCCATAGTTTGAACTTCGTCTAATGTAGATGCATGAGTTACAACATAACCTGTTGCTTCCATAACAGGTGACATTGCTTTCTTTGCAGGGATTGTGCAAAAGACTTCTTTCTCTCCTGAACCAAAATCAATTTTAGCTGTGGTACCTAAGTTATTACTTATCACTTCAGTTCTTGCTAGAGTATCTGGAGAAGCATCGGTTACTGTACCAATACCAACTTCAAACTTATCTGTACCTGTTTCGGTAATACAATAATACGTAGTATTAGTTGTACCTACTCCAGCTACAAATGTTATAAAGTCCTGTGAAGCACCAGCTAGGTTTAACGTTCCCGTTCCCGAGGTAGTGCTTGTCTCTTTAACTCTATCGTTAATGACAAGTGCCATCTAAACCTCTCTTACGTTAATCTTAATATTGCAGCAGATGTTGTAAATGCTGGAAACTGAATAGTAAATGTTCCTGCAGTTGCAGTTTTATTACCACCAAAATCTAAAACACAAACAGCATCAGTAGTATTTGAACCACCGTTTGTTGTTGTATTATAAATTAAAGCACCTCTTGCAGTTAGTGTTACGTTTACAAATGATAAATTAGCAAAACTAGTAATTGCTACTGATGATGACATTTTTACACCTTGATTAACAAGTGCTTTACCTCCTGCACTATAATTTGATGAAGTTACCTCAGTTCCTGTTCCACCTAAATTTGGTGAATAGTTTGTTGTTGATTTACCTAATGTTGCTGTATCTTTGTACATCGCTAATTTATACGTATCAGTAGATGTATCAAAATCGTGACTTCCTTGAAGTAATTCTTTTTTAAATGAATTACATATTGCGTTAGTTGTTATAGCCATTTTATTCTCCTTTTAAATTTTATGGTGATGGTGAAGGTATTTTAACTCTAGGTACCCCATCATCGTATTCTGCTCGTCTTCTTCTGCCCATTTGTTGTAAGGCAAAAGCTTCTACTTCTTCATTATACTTTGTTTTATAAAGATTGTACATATCCATAGGACCTTTCAAATAAGAAAAAGCCTCAGTCAACACACCATGCAATAACATAGATTCTTGATATTGAGATAAATAAGTAGTATTTGTTGAAGTAAAATTAGGTGGAGTTACAATATAATTTAATTGAACACCATAAGCTTGATCTGGAGTTGGAGCCACAACGATTGAAGCATCATCCCAATTAGCATAATACTGAGGTTGTCCTGTGCTTCCAGCACTATTGTATTCTGATATAAAACTAGTATCTCTTTTTTCCATAAAAGTTCTGGCGCTTGTAATAGAAGTATCTGCAAATACTTGTAGTGATCTAATAATTAAAAAATCAGCAGGTGTCACTAAAAATCTTTTATTTGCAGTAAATGATGAAGTTGCGTATTTTCTAGTGTCATCGTAATCAACTTTACCTGCAATATCTAATTCTATATTTCTAATAAATTGACCTAACAAAGTATCACTTAAAACATTAGCATCTACTTCTGTGTAGCTTCTAATCTGTGTTAAAAAAGTTGAATAAGCTATAGCCATTATGTAATACTCACTGTTACAGTACCTGCGGTACTTGTTAATTGTCTTTGTCTATTTTGCTCTGAACCATTATCAGGCTGCATACCTGAAGATTCAAAACCAAACTCTCCAGGAAGTACTAAATCAATTGTTGTAAATCTAGAACCACCAGATTTTAAAGTAAAATCTTGAGTTCTACTATTTTGTAATGCTATTGCATCTGCTTTAACTGTTTTTCTCCTTATCTGAGGTTGTTTAGATTCAAATTCAGATATATGTACTAAAGCTCCTGTCCATTCTCGAACCATTTCTTTGTAAGGAAATGCCATACCTGATCTATCAGATATAGCAAGAGATTGTTTACCTGTTGCATAAGTAGCCATTACACACCATCTCCAAAATAAGTTTGTGGTGAAATATATAAAGAAGTTCTAGAACCATCTTCGTCTAGAGCTCTTTTCATCTCATCTTCATAAGCCATTTTTAACATTTGAGTTCTATCTGCAGCTTTTAAAAAAGAAATATAATATGCAAGACCCGCAACCATACA